TTATTTCACAATTTATACAGTAACGCTGTGAAAGGAAAGAATAACTGGAATTCATGCCGTATTGACTGGGACGAAATTCCCGGAAGAGACGAGCAGTGGAAACAAGATACTATAAGATCACTAGGAAGTACAGATATATTCGATCAAGAATTTGGCTGTCAATTCATCGAAACCGGTGAGAGTGTATTGGATGAAGAATTAGTGAGGAAATCAACCCTGTCAATTGTAGAGCCTGAACATGTGTTTGAGGATGGTACATATAAAGTATGGGACTTACCGGATCCTAACCGGAATTATGTAGCTGGTGTAGATATCTCTGAAGGAGTCGGAGACGCCGCTAGCGTTGTTCAGATATTGGATATAACTGACCTGACTGAAATAAAGCAAGCGGCTGTATATTGTAACAACACTATAAGCCCATACAATTTTACTACCAAGCTACATGAGATACTATATCAATGGGGAGCCCCACCGGCTTTGATTGAGAGGAACAACTGTGGAGCTCAAGTTGTGGACACTCTAGCGAATGTGCATGGTTATGAAAATATAGTAAACTACACACCAAATAAATCACAAAGTATCGAACGCCCGGGTGTAATCGCACACACAAACACCAAGTATAAAGGGGTGATGAACATGAAATATTGGTTAACAGAGAGTTATTCTGTAGTGTTACGAGACAATCAAACCTTAGAGGAGCTAAAAACATTCGTGAGATATCCTAACGGTACTTGGAAAGCAATACAGGGTATCAATATACGTGATGACCGGGTGATGTCGCTGATATGGGCTCTAATGATATTAGAATCCACAATAACAGAACAGTTCTATGAGATAGTCGAGTTTGATAAAAATAACAAGCCGCTAATGATAGAGTCTCTCGACTTTGGTACTCGTCAGTTTAGCGACACCATAGGGACATATGCTAACGAGAATGCCAACTATAGTACATTGCCCGTATATATAGATAGCGAGAAGCTACCGGGACAGGAAACATCTCACCAAAATCTAGAGATAGGTAGTCTTGAAGAGCAGGGGTGGTCGATATTATGAATGATTATATACAACAAGCTGTATTAAACAAAAGTAGAAAAGATAAATTTGTTTTTGTACTAACATTACCCGAAGCGATGAAGGACATGAGTTACAAGATGTCGGAGAATCGCCAAGACGATAGAATACTACCAGAGACTCTCCAATTCAGTGTGTATGGTGCTGTGTTACCATCAGTGCGAGTAGATGCCGGTCATATCAGATATTCCGGACAAGCAGTCCAGTTCAGTTCTCACAGTCGTCCGGAGTACAGCAATGTGAATGTTAATTTTACTGTGGATAATAGATTTAATAATTATTGGGTTATATGGAAATGGCTGGATATACTGAATGATGACCGAGATGCAATCTTCCATAAAAATAAAAGAGTTAGTCTGAGCGAGTCCATGTTCAAAGAATATCAAGGATCCGCATCGATGTACGCTCTAGATGAGTACAATAAACAGACGGTAAGATTTGATTATCAAGGTCTGGTTCCGGTATCGCTAGGACAGATAGACTACAATTATCGCGATGCGGATGAGATTGAAACAACGTTTGAATTTTCATTTTCCAAGCTCACACCAATTTTATTATGACTTTTCCGGAAAACAAGGACGAGAAATAATAAATAATTTCAAAGGCAATCAATTATGGCACGAACAATACAATCTCCTGGAGTAGAAATAAAAGAAGTCGATCTTTCTTTAAGACCTAACATTCCTGTTGGCACAACAGTATTCATCCCTGGTTTCTCAAACCAAGGACCAACCGATGAATTACTTACTGTGTCCAGCTTAAGCGAATTCGAACAAATTTATGGACTACCACAAAACGCAGCTGAACGATACATGTATCACACAGTCAAGGCAGTCTTCCAAAGTCCTGCTAACATCTTAGTGAGCCGACTGCCATACGGCTTAGGTGCTGGTTCAACTGTTGCTGATAAATACAGCGTCCAGGTTTACCCGGTCATCCCGCGCCCGATATTAGTTGATGGTGCTGATCCGCAAATGAATTCTATAGAACAGGACACTCGCTTGATTGCATGGTACCCGTTAAACAATGAACAGGTTGATACAGGAGGCGATTATGTCTTAGCCCAATCTGCTACAGGTGTGCTTACAGACTACTCTCCAGCACATGTAAATAATCTACATATTGTCACTAACGACAAAACAGCAGCCTACAATGACCACAGTATTATTGTCAAAGCCGGTGCCGATTCAGATGTATCGACTTTATCCGCAGATGGTAAGTTTGTAATTTTCAGAACAGCTGATCGAATCACTGGTGATGCAGTTCGAGACGCTATTAATAATAACACCGATCTAAGTGATCATCTTACCGCCACTGGTGGAGATAGTGACACTAAAGCATCCGGTACATTTCAGTTTAACGGAAGTGATGTTATAGTTGAAGCAATCACCCCTGGTGCAGGAGGTAATGGTATTCAAGTAACTGGTGATAATGGCACAGGAGCGCTTGTCGCACTAACTTCCGATGCACTTGATGGTGGAAGTACTGGAACACCAGTAGAAGTCGCTGCAGTTGAAGGAGGAGCCGCTGGTAATATCACACTAACTGGTGGAACCGAACTAACAACTGGTGATTTGCAGTTTGCTGTTGACGGTGACACGGCAACATTACAAGATCTTGGAAGTAATTCTAATTACTCCATAACAAATATAGCTGCTGATACTTCTACAGGGACGGTTGATAGTGGTGCTATCGAACATACTTTCAATGCTACTATAACAGTAGGTAATTTCACCGGGCCTGTCGCAATCACATTAGATTGCACAACAGCAAATTTAGCCGGAGCGGCAGAGGGTCAACTTCAACCGACTAAAGATTATGTTAGTGTTGACATTCAACTTTCATATGACGGTAAGGTACACATTTTAACCTGCACAGGAGTCGATCAAGACGTATCTCCAGCAGGTACCGTTACAGCGACCATCCCTGCAAGTGATTTACGTGATGTGGATGCTCTAGTAGCAAATCACAACGCTGATAACCCAACGAATTCGTTGGTAGTTAACGCTGGTGGAACTATTATAGTTAACACTGGGTCTACATTCACCCTCACCGGTGGTGCTGATCCGAAAACCATCAGTACACTTATAGCCGAGCACAACACTGCCAATCCAACACAGTTAGTTTCACTAGCAGACCCAACACAGACAGCAGCTACATTGCTAGCTCCACTGACTCTCGCGAATGGTACAGATGCAAGCGACACAGTTTCAGTCGGTGATGGAGAGAAGATCATAACTTTTGCCGGTGGCTTATCCAGAGGCTTGAGCATGAAAGTCGTTCCTGTTGGAGAATGGAAATTTGGTGAGAGTAACCCAGGTGGTTATGGTCAAACAACACTTAAAGACGCTGTTGATAGTGTCATCGCTGGTATCCCATCACTCAGTGCTTACTCACAAGATGATAAATATTGGACGCCGGAAGTTGCTGGTGATCCATTATCGATCCCAGCTTTGCATGGATATGAAACCCCTGAGGTGGCTGAACTAGTAAGTGAAGCTGTTAACGCAGTTGGATGGGACTTGAGCGCCAGTGATAGATATTACTTTGGTGAGCCGAGTAACATCGAACTTGACAACGATCAATTTCAGAAAACAATCAAAGGCGAAGTAAAGCTTCATGAAGGAAGCGCTGGTAAGCTCGCGAATCAAAGATTCAACAGTTATAATGACCTGCTAACAAAAGGCGGCGCCGGAATGATACTCGTCAATGATAAGAAATTTGTCATTAATGAAAAGTTTGAAGGATACTACATCGGTATCTCCGATAATACCAATCTTAACCCCGCTACTGATTTTGATGCAGTAGGTAAACTCAAATCATTGAGTAAAAAGCTTGGTGGTACAACCGGTGGGTATGTAAACGTTCCTGATCAAGGAGCTGGTACAAAGAGTAGACTTACATTCTCAGTCAGTGCAGGTTTCTTGTTCGACCAATATGGTAACAAACAGCAAGTAGGTCTTGACGGGAGTATGAGTGAAGTGCTTGAGAATCTAAGCGAATTCGATCTAAACACAGATGAGTTTAGTGATGTGTTGACACTGGGTGTATTCAAAGTACGTCAATCAACCCTCGAGCCAGATGCAACTAAGCTTGATTTTGTGGTAGCCGATAGTATTATTGGTAGTACCAATTACTTCAGAGAAGCATTTAAATCAGACGGTGGTACAGCAGTATCATATTACATCGAGAGTGAAGCTGAAAACAGTAACAATTTATATTTGAAAGTCAACGAAGGTATATCGAAAACAGCCGGTAATTGGCTAGACGAGACAGGATACCCAACCCGAAAAGTGAGGGTATTGCCAGCCAAAGATGCTAGATACTATAATGAGAAGTCAGAAAGCGAGCAAGCAGCACTACCTGGTAACACACCAGCAGAGAAAGCTGAAATTAACGATTTCAAAGTAGCACAAGCGTTTCTCAACGGTACAGAAGAGAGAACAGACAGACTGTTTGTTGCATCTATACAAAAATTACAACGTGAAGGTAAAGCGAAAGTAAAACACGGTCAAAATGTATATCCTCATGGTGTTTATCGGAAGCAAATGGCAGAAGCCCTCGAAACCGGTAATATACCTTCAAAGCTTGATAGAATATTTGAACTTGCTGACAATTTTGACCTCTTCCCAATTGACATTACAGTTGAAGCGGGTCTCGGAACAGTTTATGTCGGTACAAAGGGTGGTTCTGTATCACACTTTGATGATGAAGAGTTCTTTAACATCGGTGATCACACAGTTAGTAGTACTGGCTTGAGTGGTTCCGGATTGTATACTACTAAAATTATTGATAACCGGAACGAGATTGATTTCCTTGGTCATTACGACACAATATTCGAAACGTTCAAGAGTTTCAGTCAATTCCAACGCAAGGATAATATTTTTATTGCAGACCCACTACGTTACATCTTTGTACAAGGTCGAAACAGTAAGACACTCACAAGTAAACAGCGTGAGTCAGGAGTCAACTTCTCTCAACACATATATTGGCCGTTACGTCACATGATGACAGGTGGTACTAAGAACAGCAGCTACTGCACATCTTACGCCAACTGGGGATTCACGAATGACAAGGCGCTAAATCGACCAGTATGGGTTCCAATGAGTGGATTCGCTGCCGCAACCATGGGTAACACAGACAGTAACTTCTATCCATGGATTGCTCCTGCCGGGTTCACACGAGGTTTAGTTAGTGGTATAACTGACTTGGCATTCTATCCAAAGCAAAAGGAGAGAGATCAATTATATAAGATTGGTTTGAATCCAGTTGCTAATTTCCCGAATGAAGGATTCGCAATCTTTGGTCAAAAGACCATGCAAGCTAAGCCTAGTGCATTCGATCGAATTAATGTCCGTAGATTGTTCTTATACCTACAAAAAGCTGTAATGAACACTGTTAAATACTTCGTCTTCGAACCGAACACTCTGTTCACTCGCACTCAAGTATTAAATGTACTTCGACCAATTTTTGAAGAGGTGAAAAACACACAAGGAATGTTCGATTACTTGTTAGTCTGCGATGAGCGTAATAACTCTCCAGACGTAATCGATCGTAATGAACTAGTTGTTGACATCTATATTAAACCTACACGAGCCGCTGAATTCATCTTGGTCAACTTTTATGCAACAAGAACTGGTCAAGACTTCAGTGAATTAGTGTCCTAACCATAAATATTTAAAGCTATGCCAGACGTAAGACAAACAATATCAGATTTCTATAGAGTCGCGCAGGAAAGAGATTTCAGCCGGGACTTCCAATTTAGAGTACTTAACATACAAAGTGGTGACGGGAGTTTCACGATTAGTGAAGATGATCTTGTTTATGCCACAGGTGGTTCCGTCCCCGGACGTACAATTGCAGTTGAGGATGTACCGTTTATGGGTCTCAACTTCAAAGTACCAGGTGGAGCATCATATGCTGGTGAGTATAGCTTGACGTTTTACAGTGATCGAGAAGACAGCCTGCGTAATTTGCTTCTCACATGGAGTAAAGACACGTTCGATGACGCGACAAGCACTGGTAACTACTTTATCCCACGGGAGACATCGATTGTTGATTTGGTACAATTAGATACTCAGCTAGAACGTGTCGCACAGTTTACGCTTGTTGGTGCTGCCCCGACTGAGATCGGCGAAGTTCAATACAACGTGCAAGGAAGTGGTGCACCAGTTCAGTTTGATGTGACACTCTCGTATCACTTCATTCGATCAACAAGATACTAAAAAACAAATAAAAAAACCAAAGAAACATAAGTTATATAAAAACACAACAAGATACTAAAAAACAAATAAAAAAACCAAAGAAAC